AATAGTAGTATTAATATGGTTCAAGATAATGTAAACAAATATTTTGGCAATTCTACCGCTGTATTATATGGAATTATTACACTCATAATTGTTTCAGCTTTTATAGGTCTTATTATATATTATGCTTTAAATGATCAAATGATTAATCAGAAGAAAACATTAATTGATGGAACAGACCGACCAATATTATGTAATAATCTTACTGAATTTAAAATAAAACAAAAATATGATGATACAAATGGAAAAAGAAGATCAATAGGATTTTGGATATATATTGATGATATTTCTAAATATCAAAAAACAGGTGGTTTCCGTCACATAATGCATATTGGAAAATCATCACAAGTTATTGCTGGTGCAAGCCCTTATCTTGCTTTAGATGGTAATACAAATAAGATGTATATAAGATTTGCCCATTATAAAGATGAAACAAATCCTAAAATAAGCGAATCTAGTGGTAGAAAATTAAATGATATTACAGATTCTGAAGATTTATTATATAGCGATGGAAGTGTAACAGGAGTTGCAATTGATTATATACCTTTACAAAGATGGGTAAATGTAGTAGTAGCAGTAAATGATATTGATGGAGGAATAATTTCAATATATATTGATGGTGAGTTATCTAAAACAATAGATAACACCTTTATTAAAAATTCTATTAAATCAGGAAAAACATTAAATGTAAGTGAATTAAACTTAACAGCAAATGGTTCTTTATGGGTTGGTGGTAATATTAATGATGCTGAAATTGGATTAACTGGATTTTCCGGTTTAATTAGTAAAGTAAGTATTTATAATTATGATTTAAATAAAAATGATGTATATAAAGAATATACAGCTGGTCCATTTAACGGTCTTTTATCACGCCTAGGATTAGAAAATTATGGATTAAGAAATCCAATTTATAAAATTCAAGATTACAATTAAACACATGAAATGTTACAAACTTATTATTTTTATTTTATATCTAAATTATAGAGATATTTATAATGGATAATGTATTAGTGCAAATTGTAATAGCATTAATCATAGTAATTTTAATGGGATATATATCATATAATATATACAGTATTGAATATGATAAATTATTTAAATATAATACCACAAAAAAAGATATTCCTATTTTTAGTGGTGTAATTGATTATTATAATACCACAGATTTTAAAATTAATACTAATAATACTGAGAATGATAATTATATGGAATTATCTCCTTCAATTAATCAAAAAGGAGGAATTGAATATTCGTATAATTTTTGGTTATATGTAGATAAAAAGAAAATATTGAATAATATTACATCTGATAATAATAATCTTTTAGATCATATTTTAGTATTAAAAGGAAGAAAAGATATAATTATTAATGATAATAGTAAATCTTTAAATTGTTCTAGTAATAAAACAATTATGATTAAAAACCCTTTAATAAGATTAAGTCCACAAGGTGATGGAATTGTTGTTGAATATAATAATATTATGTCAATTGATTCATATCAGGATGTTAACATTTATAATGATTGTGATTTAGTTGATAAGAGTTCTTGGAAGAAAAGGAATGCTAATTTATTAGGAGTTTATGATATAGAATATGATAGAAGATGGTTTATGGTTACAATTGTAATGAAAGAAGTAGCATCATCTGAGCAAATATTATTTAATAATAAAGCTTCTACAAAAATATATATAAATAGCATGTTAATATCTGATAAAACTGTTGAAACTATGTATGATGATAAGGTATATTCAGCAACAATAAAAAATAATAATTCACCATTATATGTAAACCCTTCTTTTGAAAAATCTGAAAAAACATATGCTCCAAAACCAAAAGAAGAAGGTACTATTAAAATGGCAGATCTTAAATATTTTAACTATGCCGTAACAGATGATGATGTTGCCAAATTATATAATGATGGATTTAATAAAAGACCTTATATACCCGAAATTAATAAGAATGTTTTACTTGAAAGCAGTAGAAATCCCGAAGATTCATTAGTAAAAGATTTATAATATATAAAAATAATATTATAAATTAAATATATAATATGTCTTCATACATATCTCTTTCTGAATTATATAATATGAAAAAAGAAAAAGATAGAAAAAAAATAGAATATTATAATACAATTTTAACAAAATGTCACGATAAAATAAAAAATACTGCAAAACTCGGTGGAACTAATATATTTTACGAAATACCTTATTTTATTTTTGGATTACCTTTATATGACATGGGATTATGTATAACATATATAGTTGATTCTTTAAGAAATAATGGTCTTTTTGTTCAAATATTACAAAAACCAAATGATAATATGATATATATATCATGGAGTCCAAATGATATTAAAATTAATAAACCAGCTACAAATTATTTGGAAAATAATAGAAATGGGATATTTGGTATATAAAATATAATTTATGTAATAATAACTATCTTAATTTCATTATTTAATATCTCTAATTCCGCATAAATATCATTTCTTAATATATATTTTTTTTTTCTTTTATTTTGAAGAATTTTATTAATACACAAAACAAAATCATACACCGCTTTATGACTAATCCTTTTATTATTTATAGATTCACTATTTAATATATCATACCATAAATTTTTACATAATATTATATTATCATGCATTTTAATAAAAGGATTATCAATATTTAGTATTAAAGTAAAACATTCATCAAAAAATATAAACTTACTTTTAATATCTTTTATTATATATTCTTTAATAAGATAATCATCAGACTGCATTTTATTTTTAAGATCAAAAAATGTATTGATAAAGTTAGGTGAAATTGCTGTCATAGCAGGTTTAACAGTATCTCTAATAATACCTCTCATAGACCATTTAGGAGTACTGTCGTATAAATAAGGAATATTAAATCTTTTCGCATAATTATATATAGTATTCTTATCAATTTCAAGCATAGGTCTCCAAAAATTAATAGTATCTATTTTAGTATGAATAGACATACCTGATAGATTATCATAATTCTTTTTATAATTAATATTAGTTAAAATATTTTCAAAACAATCGTCTTTATTATGACCCAATACTACATAAGTATTATCTATGTCTTTAAAATATTTATATGCTATTTGTTTATAAAAGTCAAATCTAATATCTTTTGTTAGAGATTCATATATATCTCTTAATCCAAATTTAATACAATCATTTCTATTAAATTCATCTATTTTTCTATATAGTAAAGGTATATTTAGATTATCACAATATTTTTTTAGAAATGTTACTTCATCATCGCATTTACGGCGATTATTGTAATTAATATGAGCTGCAATAATGTTTTTATTAGGTATATAATGTTTTAAAATATAAAGACATAACATACTATCTACGCCACCTGATAAGGATACTATGATATTTTTAGAAGAACTGATGTCAAAATTATGTAATAATGGGTCTTTAATAATATTTGGTTCTGGCTCTAAAATATTTTTTGGACAATTGTCTAGAATATCTTTAAATTCAAAAAAGTCTTTAACATCTTCGTAAGAATATAAACTTTTTATTTGTTTTTCTAAAATATCTCCTGTAATAATATTATGGCTATTTTTAATAGTATTAAAAAGAAATGATTTATATATTTTACAATCTTCTAAATTATTTGTCTTATATGATTCAATATAATAGTTTCTAAATATATCAATAATTTTAATAATCATTTCAATATCATTATTATGACGATGTGGCATGTAAATAAAACAATTATCATGAGCTGTTATTGATGATAAATCATTAAATTGATTAATATTATTTAACATATGAAATGAGATGACACAAGCTAATTTTGTATATTTTTTTACATCTATTTTTTTTATTCTATTATTATGCCTTGTTATTTGATCTAATAAAAGAATATAGCCTATTATTACTTTTTTATCATTTGTTTTAATTACATCAATCTGATTTATACTATCTAAATATTTAATATACTTATTTGATAAATATATATCAATACTTTCTTTTTTAGAAAACCACCAATCATTATTTATCATCCATTCATCATATAGTTCTATTAGAATGTCATTATGAGACATCTATCATACATTAATATTATGTTAATATTTTCTTATATCATTATGATGTTGATAATTTCATAAAATAGTACATAATTTTATTTTTTTAGATTTTTAGAAAGTTTAATATATTTTATAAATTTTTAAATTATGTACTCTTTCTTGTATATAAATAATATCTATCTATATTATAAAAATGGTAAAAAGAAAAAAAAGTGTAAATTTTTTAAGTAATAATATAATATATAGACCTAAAATTGATGATGAAACAAATGATTTAATAAATGACTTAAATACTGAAATAATTATCTTAAATACTAAATTGCAAGAATCTTATGATGAGAACGATTATAATAAGGAAATAATTAAAAATTTAAAAAAAGAACTAGAAAAAAAAACAGATACAATAGATAAAAAACCTAAAAAAATATATAGTGTTCCAAAGTATCCAATATATTACATGTATATACCATTATATCAATTAAATCATAAATATCCATCATATTCGCCATATTACATATATCCAATTATATATTATAATTAACCTTTATGCGCTTGATTTAATCTTCATCAGCAACATAACGATTAGCTTCTACAATAGAATTTTTTTGAAAGATTTAATTATGGTATGTCATTAATATAATTTAACAATTTTACAGAACCAATTTTGTTTTTCATAAGTAATATCATATGAAATATTATATTCATATGATACTTCTTTAATTAAATTACTAAATGATTCGTAATCATGAATATAATAGTATCTGTCGCATTTATTATTCCATTTGAAAAAATTATGCCCTACTGTAAAATTTCTATAATCATTTAGCTGTTTATTATTTTTTCTTTCTTTATCTAATGTTATCTCATATGACCATACAGATATTAGTAATTCTCCACCTAAAACCAATTGATTTATCAGATTTAAAATTGCTTGTTTCTGCTTATTAACATCATTAATATGGTGTATTACAGCAATACAAATTATCTTATCGTAATTATCATAGTTCTCAATATCTAAAATATTACTATAATAAACATCTAGGTTTTTTTTAAGAGATATTTCTAAAAGATTATTAGAAATATCAAAACCCTTAGTTATATAACCTTTGTCGATAGCATATATCATGTTTTTACCATTACCGCAGCCAGCATCTAATAACTTTAAATTATCTTTTGTTGATGGTAAAAATTCTTTAACAGCATTCCATATTCTAATACGAGACCTATCAAAATCTTTAGATATGTTATCATATTGTTGTGCAATATTAATACAATCACACATATTATACATATCATAGATATGATATATTATTTATATAGTTTTTCTTGAAAAAAATACTATTTGTAAAATTGTCATTATTTACATATTTAACCATTTCAATATTAACACCTCTTTTTAATGTATCATCTTCTATATTTTTATTATTATATTTATATTTATATTTATAACATATTAATTTTAGTTTAATATAGTTATATAATTTAATAATTTTTATATTCATCTTTACTAATTATAAAATAAAAATTGATATAAGTATATTAAATTAAAAGATATATATTTATATGACAATAAATGTTTATACAGATGGTAGTTGTATTCATAATGGGCAACCAAATGCTTTAGCTGGCTATGGAGTATATTTTAGTGAAAATGATTCTAGAAATGAATCAAAAAAAGTTGTAGGAAAGCAATCAAATAATACAGGAGAGCTAACAGGTGTGATAAGAGCTATTGAAATTTTAGAAGATAATCTTAAAAATGATGAAAAAATTGCGATATATACTGATTCAGAATATGTTATTAAATGTCTATCATCTTATGGAGATAAATTAAAGAAAAATGATTGGAAAACAGCAACAGATAAAAAACCTCCTAACCTTGAATTAGTAAAAAAAGCACATAGACTTTATAATACCTATAAAAAACTTATTAAATTAAACCATGTTGATGCTCATACAAATAATACTGACGAACATTCTCTTGGTAATAAAGGTGCTGATTTACTAGCAAACTTAGCTATTGGGAATACATCATGTCCTTATAGTGATTCTAATGGAAAAAACGAAAGAGATGAAAAAGTATATATCAATATCCCTTTTGAAAATAAGGATAAAGCAAAAGAAATAGGTGCAAAATGGGATATAAAAAAGAAGAGTTGGTATTATAATGCATCATTAGATTCGCAAAAAAAGAAAGATCTAGATACTCTTAGTAAAAACACATCGCAAAAAGATAAAAAACACAAAGATATTACTTCATTCTTTCCTAAAAATAATGCGGAATTATTTAATATAGACGAAGACCCTACTGAATCTCTTTATGAAGAAATATGGAAACATAGAGAAAGTTCTGTTGATACAACATCAGAACCTAATATGTCATCGACTGGTGCTAAAAAATATGGAAGTAACATAAGTATTGATAGTAAAGATATGAAATATATTAAAATCCCTTTTGCTAAAAAGGATTTAGCTAAAAAATATGGTGCTAGATGGGAACCGTCTGTAAAGTCATGGTATTATTTACCAACACTTCAACAATCTAATATTGATAAGCTTTTAGAACTTACTAAATAAAAAAGTTACTTTGAACTTCTTTTATTTTTTTTGAAAATATTATTACATTATAAGATTATCAAATGGAATGAAACCAATTGCCTCTCTTAAAATAGTAATTGTCATATCAGCATATTTTTTTGTTTTTGGCTGTAAAGAAATATATTCTATGATTTCACAATCTGTTTTTAAAGTCATAGATGAAATATTATATTTATAAAAGTCTATCAATTTTAATAAACCTTTACTATAACCATGTTCGCATATCATTTTATCAATACTATTTGATTGTGATAATGAAAACATATATCTAAAAATGTAATTATTAATAAGTATCCAAGAACGAACACTCATATAAGGTGATATAAATTCAATATTATATTTATATTGGAAGTCCTTGAAATCATCTATAAAGGTTTCTACAATATTTTTTTTAACATATTCTTTATAATCTTCTTGTATTATATCATATGGATTATATTTTGAAAATTGAATAGGAGAATTAAAGATTTCCTTATCATTATCAATATCGTATTTAATAGATATATTTATAGGGTTTTTAATGTTTTTTTTGATTGTTTTTTTCAATCCAATTTTCCTAGATGATGACATTTCTTTATTATAAGATGCTTAAAATGCAAAATAAATCCAGTCAATTTTTTTATAATAATAGGATAAAATTAGACATTTTAATATTTTTGAGTACATAATTTTTTATTTTATAAAATATATTAAACCTTTCTAAAAATCTAAAAAATAAAATTATGTACTCAAAAATATTAAAAGGAATAAATTTGTTCTGAAAAAATTCAAATAAGTAAAAAATTGACTATTATTTTTTTAAATATTTTCACCTATATAGGTAAAACATACATTCGCAAAAAGCTAACGTTTACAAAGTAACTTTACAATCAAAAATGTCCTCTATGACTACTGCTATCATCGCTAAGTTTACTGAGTCGATTGATACTAATAAGGAGTATGGTCTCTCTGAGATTCTATCTGTCTTGTCCGCTGATTACAAAGCTGTAAAGGCTATCACTAGTCCTACAAAGACTATCAAGACTTCAGTAGCTCCAGGTGCTCCTCGTAAGGCAGCTAAGAAGCTTGTATTTGACTCTGATGACTCTGTTGAGAACAAGCCAAAGAAGAAGAGAGTTAAGAGAGAACGCGATGCTGATGGAAACATCCTCAAGAAACGTGCTCCTTCTGATTACAATCTTTACATTAAGTATAAAATTGCTGAGATTAAGGTTGAGAATCCTGGAATTGATTCAAAGGAAGCTTTCAAGAATGCTATTGAAGCTTGGAATCAGAATAAAGCAGAAAAATTCCTTGTAACATCCTCTAGTGAGGAGGAAGCCTAAAAAAATAACAAAAAATATAAAAATAAAAAAGGTTATAAAAAATAACTTTTTTTTATTTAACATCATCATGTGATAATTTTCATTTATTATAAAATGAATGTTTTTAAAGAAAATTAGATTGAAAAATTGAAAACTATAAGATTTAATAAAAAGTTTATTATTAAATATTTTTATCATTCGTTAACAATTTTAAGAATATATTTAAGATTAATATTAGGTAATATAGGAGCACATTCCCATAAATGTGTTTTTAGAAATGTTTGAATATTATATTTTTCAGGATACATATGATATAACCCTTTTGTAATATCATCCATATATTTTTTATTTTTATCATTTAATAGATGCTTACTTTCTTTTGGTAATACAATAAGAAGCTGAATATTGCTATTTACAAAATGTCCTTTATTATCTGTAAATAATAATGATTTATTTAATGCTAAAGCATTATTAGAAATATCTTTAATTGACGGAGGGTAATTATAAGGATAGAACCAAAAATGATCAATATCACGTCTTTTATAATAGTCATATGTCCAATAAATACCTTTAATATATGATAAAACCGATGTAGAAATAATACTACTATCAAGTGTAATATTTGTATCAAATATAGCTTTATAATATTCTGTTCGCCATTTAATAGGATTATTATAAATTGTATTAACTAATTTATCTTTATTTTTTAAAGCATATAAATCACTAGCTAACTCATTTTTTCCATTAATATTTTTCTTAATATAATTCTCGCATTCTTTAAAAATTTCAATATCTTCGTTCTTAGATAGTTCTGTAAAAATATCACATAATGTATTATAATTAATTTCACCGTTTACTACAAGCATACCATTATTAGAAATAGCATACTTACAAGCATTAATGAGCTTATCAAGACCACTATTTTTTAAATTTAATGTAAGTAAATGTGGTATAAAATCATTACCCATAATACTACAAGCAACACAATAGCTTTCAACTAAATTAATAGAATCATTATTGAAATTATCATCATATAAATTACTATCTAACCCCCAAATATTAATAAGTTCTCTAATAACAGCATTTCTAAGTTCAAGAATATTAAGAAAAGTTGTATTATTAGAATCCATTTCACGCATTAAATATATATTTTTTTTACCAGATAAAAGCGATAATATAATTAAATCTGCATCAAGACCGTTTATAATAATTTTAGAATCGCAATTTTCTGGAGCAATTTTTTGAAATATTTTATGTTCTCCTTCACCTACTTCATCACTACCACTATAATTTATAATAATGTCTGTTGAATTGTATCTAATTTTATTTTTAATATAAGTATTTAATTTTGTCATAAATTCTGTTCCAGGTGTAATAGCATTTGTATCCCATTTTGTATCAATTTTGTCAAGTTTATTTCTATAAACAGATAAATATCTGCGTTTTCTTTGTTGAATCATTTTAGCAAGAGGAGCAACACCATCTGTGCAAATTATAATCTGTTTAGGTTTAAATGTTTCAATATAATAACAAATTTTATCCCATAGTTTTTCAATAATTTTTTCTTCAATATTTTCAATATCATATTTTTTAATAATATCATGTGCAATAGGATGTATAAGACCATTAAAGTCAATACAATAAATATCAGTATTATTAGAAATATCGCTAGATATGATATTGCAATATTTCTGTGTTAATGAATAAAAATAATAAGGGATGCCCATAATATGATTAATTATATTTTTATAATTTTATATATCAATTTTTATTTTTCTTTCTAATGATATAGATAGAATATAATAAACTTATTATAATGGCTAATATTACAACAACATTAAATAATATATTTTTTGGCACAGCTCAATCAAAATATGCTGCTATAGCAATATTTATAACAATCGCAGTATTATGTTTTTTCATATTATTTAACAGTACTGATATTTCATTTGAACAAAGATTCATGGTGGTATTTTTCTTATTATTATCTGCTATCCCATCAATATTATTTGCTCTTTTTGAATTAACATGTATTTCAGCAAGAAATTCTACTAAAAGCGTATTATGTGATTATTTAGCATGGTTTATTACATTTATAATTGTAATTTATTGTGTATTAATTATGATATCTATTATCATGTCTATGTCTAACTATAGTAATGCTATTAATAGAGTAAATTATATTGAAGATAACGGCAGAGTTTCAAATGATGACGCAAACCAATTTGCTCAAAAAATAATGATAAGTGATAAATCTAAAATGATGATGAATCATGAATCGAGTGTACCTCCTATGCCTCCATCTATGCCTCCATCTATGACACCTCCTATGACACCTCCTGAAGAACCTATTATGTCTCCATCTATGCCTCCATCTATGACTCCTCCTATGCCCCCTTATAGTACAGAACAACCTCCCAATAATAGTCAAGTTAAATCTGCATCTATTGAAAAAATACCTCAAGCTCCATTATATAAAGCATCAAATATGCCTTTTGCCGAAGCTACAGGATATGATAGTTCAGATATTTATGCGCCTATAAAAGATACAGCAACTATTTCTTCTGATATACCTAAAATAAAACCTGTTCCTCAAGTAAAACCCGGTTCATCATCATCAGAACCAGAACCTTTTACTAATGATGATTCATTATTTAAATATTAAATTATCATTTTTAACATTATTTTTTTAGATATAATTATATAAACAATATTATATATATAATGCTAATGGTATGATTAAATCATCGAACGATATTGAAAAAAAACAATTATTTAGAACACAAATATGTAGAAATTGTGGATTTAATGGGCATTTATACAAAGATTGTCTACATCCTATTATGAGTTATGGTATAATATGTTATAAAATCGAAGATAATAAAATAAAATATATAATGATTCAACGTAAAGACAGTTTATCTTTTATGGAATTTATTAGAGGAAAATACAATATTAATGAATCTGAATATATAATTAAATTAATAAATTGCATGACTTATACTGAAAAAAATATGATTTATACAAAATCTTTTGATGAATTATGGATTTATGCATGGTGTCATAATCAATCATCAGTATTTAAACATACAAAAGAATATATAGAATCAAAACAAAAATTTGATTATTTAACGTCAAATAATATAATTAATAAGAATTATTATTCAACATCAAATATAGTAGAACAAGAATGGGGATTTCCTAAAGGTAGAAAAAAAATAAAAGAATATGATATTGATTGTGCAATTAGAGAATTTGGTGAAGAAACAGGTCTTAAAAAAAATGATATAGACATTATTAAAGACATAAAACCATTTGAAGAAATATTTTTTGGTACAAATAATATATTATATAAACATACCTATTTTATCGCTAAAATAAACAAAAAAGACTCTACATTATATATTAATGATAATTGTTTAGAACAAGTGAGAGAAATAAGATCATTGAAATGGTGTTATTACGACGAAGTATTATCAAATATAAAAATTCATAATATAGAAAGGATTGAGCTATTTAAAAATGTAAACATATTAATTTCTAATATAGAAAAAGAAAGTATCAAATATATAGAAGAGGATGCTTCCAAGAAAATTAAACAAAGACGATTGTAATAAATGGTTTAAAGATAAAAAAAGAAATCCTATAACTGGTTATTCTTTAAAAGATAACAGTATTAAATTGAAAGAAATAAAAAAACAGTGTGAAAATATGTTATTAGAAAATCCTGCATATTTTAATATACAATCACCACCTCCAATAAAACAATCACCACCTCCAATAAAACAATCACCGCCTCCAATAAAACAATCACCGCCTCCAATAAAACAATCACCACCTCCAATAAAACAATCACCGCCTCCAATAAAACAATCACCGCCTCCAATAAAACCAACTAACTTAGAATTACCAAAAAAAAGCGAGATAGAGTTATATTATCCTGATATAAATGATGATAACTTTGATGACAAATTATTAAATATATATGATTATAATATACATAAAATACCTTCTTATAAAACAATAAATACAGTAGAAGAATTTAATAATGCAGCTAATAAATTATGTGGTGTTTTTGAAAAGACATATTATCAACATTTTATAAGTAGATATATTAATAATAGAACACCTTATAAAAGCGTTTTATTATATCATGGTGTTGGTGTAGGAAAAACTTGTTCAGCAATTACCTTATCAGAAACATTTTTAAGTCATCATTCAACAAATGAAGATGCTAAAATATGGGTTGTCATGCCATTATCATTAAAGAACAGTTTTAAAGAACAGGTTTTTAGTACAGATAATATGTCTTTTGATATGTTATCTAATCAGTGTTCAAATGATATATATATAAAACTTTTAAATTTAACATCAGAAAATTATAAAGATAAATCAAAACAAGTAGCATTAAAAAAATTAATTAATTCGCGATATAAATTATTTACATATGATTCATATGCATCCTATATAGAAAAAGAATATATTGATAAAAATCTTTTAATAAAAGATAAAATAATTATAATCGATGAAGCACATAATATTAGAAATACTGAAAAAGAAGACAAACGCGTATATTCTGCTCTTAAATATACAGCATCTAATGGAATTAATAATCGTCTAATTCTTCTATCTGCAACGCCTATGTATAATGAACCAACAGATATTCTAGATTTACTTTATTTATTATTATTAAATGATAATCAAAATGAATTATTAAAAAAATATTCACACTATTTTGATGTAGACTATTCAAATAATACTATAAAAATAGATGATGATTTATTAAAAATATTAAAATATTTATCTACTAGATACATATCTTATTTAAAAGGAAAGAACCCTTTTACATTTGCTCTAAAATTATCACCAAAAGACAGCGGTATAAAAACAATTGATAATACACCTGATATAGATCCTTTTGATAAAAAAATACCTCAAAGTGACAGTAATTGGATTAATCAAATTCCTGAAGGAATTGTTCCATCACCTATTGGGGATATTCAATATAAATATATAAATTCTATGAAAACAAAAAAACCTAATTTAGAAATTGATAAAGAAGAAATACAAAATATACCAAAGTCAGTATCAAATATATTCAATAATTTACAACCTATGAATATAGTTTATGACACAGATATAGGTGAAAAAGGATTTTACACCTTTTTTACATCATCTTCTGATACTGACCCATTAAATGTAAGATATAATAAAAAATTTGAAAATGCTTTAATACCAGATAAAGACCATCTAGGAAGATTTTCTGGTAAATTTTTAAATATATGTGATTTTGTTAAAAAATCATCAGGAATTGTATTAATATATTCAAGATATAGATATTCTGGTATTGTTCCTATGGCAATTGCTTTAGAACATATGGGATTTACAAGAGAAGGAACTAATAATATTTTAGATAACCCAACAATTATAAAAGATCCACCTAAATATGAAAATATTAAGAATCCCCGTTATTGTATCTTGTCGAGTGAAAGTAAAGAAATAATGGGTTCAACAACTATTGATAAATTAATAAAAGTTATTAATGACCCTAAAAATATTGATGGCTCATTAATAAAAGTAATATTAATAACACCAGTTGCAAGTGAAGGTTTAAGTTTCTATAATACACGCGAAATTCATTTAATAGAACCTTGGTATCATTTCAATAGGAGTGTTCAAATTATAGGTAGAGGTATTCGTAATTGCAGACATCAAAATTTACCATTAGAATATAAAAATACAACAGTATTTATGCACGCTTCTGTTGAAAATGATAGTTCAAAAGAAACAATTGATTTACACGCTTTTAGAATTTCTACAAGAAAATTTAATATTAGTAATAAAATTGATAATATTATTAATAATAATTCTTTAGATTGTTATCTTATGAAAAATATTAACTATTTTCCTAAATCATTATTTAAATTAGGTAATATACAAATAAAAACATCACAAGGAGCCATTATTAACTATCAATACGGTGATGATGAAATATTAGAACCAAAATGTTTGATTAGTAATAATATAGATTATTCAGGATTTAGAAAAGAGACTTACAATCATATTACAGGAAATGTAATAACAGTTTTAAAAAATCTTGTAATTAATAACATTAATAATAATATATATTTTATTGATTATAAGACAATTATAGATACTGTTGAATTTAATGAAAAAATAATTATGGAAAGTATAAGAAAAACAATTTATCCAAATGTTTTAGTAGAAGGATATAGTTTAATACCGCATGAAAACGGTTTACATGTTATAAAAATAGAAACAAATATACCTAATAAATTAAGAATAATATATGAAGAAACAAAACAACAATCTTTAAAACAAATAGAAGATACTGATAAAAAAGAATCAAAAATATCAAAAAATAATTTAAATTATTTAAATATAGATATTAATAATATAAATAATACATTTATAGCATTATATTCGTCTTTAGATAATAATACTTTTGAATCAATTGTTAAAAATATATTAGAAAATGAAACATTAGATGATACAGAAGAGTTTATTGCAAAATGTTTATATATACAAGGAGTACTTATAGGTAGAAATGAAATAAAATCTAAAAATACTAATAAATATATTGGATATGTTAATATTTTTAATTTAAAACAAGAAAAAAATGGTATTATAAATGATAATATAGATGCTATATTATATAATAATATTGAAGATAAATATAGAGACTGTAATGATAATGAAATAGAACAATTAAAGAAAAATAGAAATATAATAAATAAAATACCAGATATGTCAGATGAAATTATTCCATGGGGTATTTATTTGCCAAAAAAAATAACTAAAACAGAAACAATAATGAATGTTTTTAAAATATATACTACTGGAAAAGGTGTAGGAAAAAAAACTGGGATAGATTGTACTTCTTTGAAAAAAGATGCACAGAAAAAAATATTAGAAGAATTAAATGTTCCTGATGCTGAAGGTAAAAAATTAGAAAATTGTAATATTATAGTAAAAGAATTACTTAATAAAGGACGCCTTACATTATTACCATTATATAAACCTAAATAATAATAGTTCCTTCATTTTTATTATAAATTATTTCATTCTTATTATAGATAATTTTTTTATCAAATAAGAATGAAATAAATAATACCATAGATTTATTCCATTTATTATTAACAAATGCTGACATAGTATCAGCAGATTTTTTAGGACCAAAAACTTTTACATATTCTTTTTGCGATATTAAGTTAATAATTCTTTCTTTAATATAATCATTACTAATAGGATGAGAATTGCATTCTTTAACAATTAATTCAAGTGGTGTAATAATTACATTTTTTACAGCTTTAGATTTTATTTTTTTTTCTTCTTTTAATAAACTAAATAGAGATTCTCTTACAATTTCTTTAGGAGATTCAGGTTTTATTTCGGGTTCTAATTTAATTTCTTTTAAAACTTCATTCTTATTTTTTGATGCATCGTATTCAGTATTGATATCAATTTTCTCAACAAATTGTGTATGTTTATTATATAAATCTGGATTTTCTGTATAATTCCATATTAAAGTATTATTATTTGCTGAATTTAAATAAGAACATATATCTGTAATATTAGTAGTTGTCATATTTTATTATAAAAAATATTCAATAAATAATTATCATTTTTTATTTTTATATTAAATATTCTTCATATGTCAAATTATTATCAGGTATTATAGATACATTGTTTATATTTATAGGTTTAATAAATTTTTTTTTTAATAAATAAAATTTCATACTAGATGAAATTTTAGATTTATTTGAAATAGTGGTATTAATAACTGACGCATTATTATTCTTTTTTTCATTATCATCTATGCTCTTTTCTTTATAATTTATTGAATCATTTAAATTATTTTTTATAATTTCATATTTAGTCATTTCATTTTGAGATTTTAAAGAAAACTCAATATAATCATTAATTTTATTTAATATATCTTCGTCAATCCATTTTAAATTAATAAAAATTCCATTATTATTTTTAGTATATTTAGTATTATTGTTATTTATAATTTTAAAAATTTCTAACATTTCATTAATTGATAATTTACTTATATTATCTCTTATATTTTTACACAATTCTATTTTATTCATTTTATTTATATACTGTATTAATATTTATATATAAATACTATTCAATATCATCTTCAAAATCTTCAATATCATCTTCTTGTTCTTCAAAATCATCAATATCTTCTTCAAATTCTTCTTCGTCTTCCTCTTCTTCATCATTATCTTCGTCTTCATCAATAATACTCTCTGACTCTTTATTTTTCTTTATAATAATTTTTTTAAGACTTGTATCATCGTCGTCATCATCATCATCGTCATATTCTTCGTCTAAATCATCAATTTCAATATCAAGGTTTTCATCTTCGTCATCCTGTTCTTCTTCATCAATATCTAAATCACCATCTATAATAATTGATTCATCCTTATCTTTTATAGCACGACCAATAATAGATATATGTTTATCATATAGCATAAATTTTTTACCACATACTTGAATATTAATTTCGTCTCCAATCTGAATAGAATCAATATCAATCTCTGATTTAATTCCTGATGAAATTTTAGGAACAATTACTTCTAAAATAGCAGTATTATCATGAATACCTTCTGCTAGAATACCTAAAGAGTTTTTAGCTTTAACACGACATTTAATAATTGAATCTTGTGATGGATTGCAAATTTCTGCAATACACTGTAAGTTAAAAGCAATATCACCATTAAAATGTTGTTCTTTTAAATATCCAATAGACCTTTTAATTATTTTAATGCTATCTTTTTTAATAAATCCATATTTGCTACAAATATTTTCTAGATTATTTTTAAGTTTTGTAATTATTGTCGTCTCAAAATTCTTATTTAATTCTTTTGAATTTAATTGAATAACCGTATTAAATTTAATAGGTATAAAAATATTTGATGCAGTAGAAGTTTCAGATATTTTTGACATTATTAATTATATTATATACTTATTCTTAATATAATATTATCATTTTTTATTTATCATATTATAAAAAAATGATATATAAATATATGTAGCTATCTATTAGATAAACAAGGGATAATGGAATTATCAAAAAGTAATGTTATATTTAATATAATTGATAAACATACAGAATTAATTAATTTAGATAACAAATGTTACATTTATTTTAAAAATGATAATACTATTTGGACAGAAGCTGAATATAATAATTTTATTAATGTTATGCGTTCTTCTGGATACAAAGAAGAAATTGAAAAAGAGTATTTAGAAGAATCAACTGATGATAGGTCTATGATTATTCATGGTTATAATAATATTATTAAATATTGTATTTCTAATAATATAAAACAGACTGGAACTATTTGGAATAATAAAAAAACAATAGTAAATGATACTGTTGATAATTTATTTAATTCAAAACTTGAATTTAATGTTATTAATACTAACAAGGTTGAATTACCACATTCAAACTGGAAAGATATTAGAAAAGCATTTAAAATTAATAAAAATATAGTTTATACTGATGTAACAAATAATACTAAATATATAGTAAATATTTGCAAAACAAGTGATAATGATGAAACATATTATAATTTTAAAAGTTCTTCTGTTATGAAGTCTCACCAGAAATATGAATTTATTTTAGATATTACAAATACTCCTAAAGATAAAATTATATCAACAATTATTAAAATGGAACAAGCTATACATTTATCTGCATATATATTATCTAAACCTCAGCAAAAAAAAATCATAGACGACTATTATAGTCTTATAAAAGATGATGTTTATGTTAGACCTTTTAACTTTAATATTAATAAACCACCTCTTTTAACTCCTAAGCCAGTAACATTAGAGAAAGAAAATCTACAAAATCCAGATGAATACGGTGTTATTAGTATTTTATCTGAATATACTGTTACAGAGAAAGCAGATGGAGAAAGAATTCTTCTTTATATTAATGGGTCAGGAAAAGTATATTTAATAAATAATACATATCGTGTTGATGATACTGGATTAATAGCATCTAAAGAATTATTTAATAGTCTTATTGATGGTGAATATATACCATGTAAATCTAGAAAAGATAATAGTTCTTCTGCTTTATATGCATCTTTTGACATATATTATTATGGAGGGAAAAAAGTTACAAATTTGCCATTAATAGACGATAAAGAATCTAGATATAATTATCTATTAGAAACAAATAAATTAATAAAATCTACAACAGGTTCAATTGATTATATTGTTAAGAACCACCTTTATAATAAAAAAGATGGAGAAATTCTAAAAAATTGTAAAAAAATATTAAATAAAAATACACCTTATCTATATGATATTGACGGTCTTATATTTACACCAGCCAAATTGTCTGTATATGGATATTATGCAAATAGACCTGTTCAAATATCAGATAATATGAAATGGGATAGAGTTTTTAAATGGAAACCTGCTGAACAAAATACAATTGACTTTTTAGTAAAAGAAGGTAGAACATTAAATATTGAAGGACAAAAATATAAAGAAATGTTTTTATATGTTGGATATAATGCTGAACAATGGGAAGATTATACAATAGGAGATGCTATTAGAACTAGATATGATAAAGAATATAGAAATGCTAAAAAGGAAAAGAAAAAAGATAGAAAAAAGAATTATGTTCCTAAATTATTTAAACCTACTATTTATTATACAAATGGTATTGAAAAAGCTCATGTTAAAATAAGAGCTAATGGAGAAATTGTCTGCGAAGATGGTTCTAAAGTTCAAGGTGATAGTATTGTAGAATTTAAATATATTTTAGATGAATCAATTCCTGTATCTATGAGATGGAGACCCTTAAGAGTAAGAGAAGATAAAACTCGTATATATAATCAAGGTGAATTGTCAAAAACTGCTAATGATTTAGGAGTAGCTATTAATATTTGGAATTCAATACATAATCCTGTTACAGAAGCTATGATTATTGGTAATGAACCTATATCATTAGTTAATGATAATGAAGATAAATTATTAGAAACTGAAGATATTTATTATTCTAGAAATATACCTAGAGAAGCTCTATTATCATATCACATGCATCAATTTCATAATCAAGGAATTAAAAGTATGCTATATACTAAACCTAAAATAAAAGGAAGTTTAGTAGAATTAGCATGTGGACAAGGTGGTGATATGTCAAGATGGTTTAATAATGGATATAAATTTATTTTAGGAATAGATTTAGTTAAAAATAATATTTATAATCCACGTTCGGGTGCATATAGTAGAATGTTAAATGGTCGTAATAATTTTGTAAAGAAAGTAGAAAATAGTGATAAGCTAGAATTTACAGATATGGTATTTGCCGTAGGAGATTGTTCTAAAAATATTATTACAGGTGATTGTTCTAAAAATATTATCAAAGATATTAATGGTAACTATGTTGATGATAAAGATAGTGTAAATCTTCTTAAAATAATATTTAATAAAAAAAATAGTGGTGAAGAAAAATATTATTCACATGTTGCTGGTATGGGATTAAAGAAATTCGATGCTTGTTCTTGCATGTTCAGTACTCATTACTTCTTTAAATCAGAAGAAACATTAAATGGATTCTTAAAAAATGTTAGCTCTTTATTAAAAAAAGATGGAGTATTCTTCTGTACTTTTATGGATGGCAAATCTGTTGAAAATGCTCTAAATGAAACTGGTGGAGATATTGTAGAGGGTAAGAAAAATTTATATGACAAATTAGAAGATGATAAAAATACTCAGCCTACATGGGCAATTATTAGAAGATATAATCAAGAATATGAATCTATGTATAATAAAAAGATAGATGTATTTATTGAATCAACAAATCGTTTTATTCCTGAATATATAGTTCATTTTGAAACTCTTGTAGAAAAATGTAAAGAATTTAACTTAGAGATTGAAGAAACTGAAATGTTTAGTGAAACATTTAATAAAATTAAAGATAGTATTCCAGATAAAGATAATATTACTGAACAACTTCATAAAGATATTATGATTCTAGATAAAGACGATGTACAAAAGAAATTTAGTTTCTTAAATAGATGGTGTATTTTTAAGAAAATATAATATTCAATATATAAAAAAAATTGACATATAATAATATATTTTTTAATATTATTTGACAAAAATATGACAAAGGGAAGTAGAAATTTGTTTATTGATATTGAAACAATTGGTTTCCCCGAAAAGGTTGATTATTATAATTATCATAATGCTACTAAATTTGATAATCTTAAATATTATGATACTTCAAGAATTATTGAAATTGCTTTTATGATTTATGATGAAAAACGTAATATTATAAAGTCTTATTCGTCTCTTATAAAATTAGATAATTTTACAATTAAAAATACTTTTATTCACGGAATTACTGATGAAGATTGTAATAAAAATGGTAAAGACTTCAAAGATGTTTTAAATGAATTAATTAATGATATTGATAGTTATGATAATATTATTGCTCATAATATTTCATTTGATTATAATATATTGTTATCTGAAATATATAGAATAATTTATAATACTAGTGACATAATATATGAAAATAAAATTAAAGATTTTCTAGATAAATTTGAAAATAAAAACAGGAGATGTACTATGGAAATTGGTAGAATTTATTTAAAAACTAAGAAAAGTCCTAAATTAATTGAATTATATCAATCACTTTTTAATGAACCAATTATTCAAGACCACAGAGCTTTATCTGATACTGATATTTGTTGTAAATGTTTCTATAAAATGATGGACTTCTATGAAAACGATTATAAATAAAAAATAATAACTATTACTTAACTATTACTTAACTATTACTTAATTATTACTTAATTATTTATTTAATACCGTATAATATAATTTAATATAAATATCTATTAAAATACTCAGCGATTCCTGTATCATATTTAATATATAACACAATCTTAGCATTAATCATATTT